GAATCAACACGGTATCACCGGCTACGAAGACTTTGAAGCCTTCCAGCGAACTGAGAACCGATATGACCAATTTGACTTCGATGAGGAAGTGCGTATAGAGCACGAAGGTGACGTCCACTACCGCAATCGCGGCAAGAAGACGATTTATCACTTTGAGCACGACGATGAGGAAGACTATGTCGCGGTGTTCGTTGCAGACGACGATAAGATGGCTCGCACCTCCAGCGTTATGTATAACGCGTCCGAGGAAGCGGAAATCATGTCACTCGCCAACCAACCACGCCCAGGACTCTATTTAGCCAATTCCCGCTCTCGCGGTGCACTCGTCCCCCCCCCTACCTCAGCCATGAGGGAGTCAGGAGGAGATAAACCCACCGGTAAAGAGCCTGCCATGCCGGCACCTCCCGCAATTTCCCCCTCGCTACTAGCAACCCCAGAAATGGTTAAACTCGCTAAAGAGGAAGCAGCAGCGCGGAGTACCCTTGCTCGTATTAAACTCGAGCACTCTGAAGCAAAGCAGGAACTGAATAGGATTATGACAGCCCGAGCCCAACTAATTTCAGCTACCAAAACTGGAAAGAAACAAATCGCCCATCAGAAGACGACCATTCAGGCCCTCCGAGATGCGATTGACTCTACCCAAGTTGAACTGACCAAGACCCACCTAGCTATCGACACTGCTTTGCTTGTGAATGCCCCCCATCAAATGGAAGTCGATCAAGTGATGGCCGAAGCTGAGGAACTCAACCGTGACCTCACAAAGCTCAAGGCCCAGCATGCCGCTACCAAATCGGAGCTTAAGTCAGCCAAAGCCGAATTAAACTCAGCCACTGTTGACCGCGACCAACGTGCCAGCCAACACAAAAAGGCACTCCGTGCCGCCCTCTCCCGCCGAAAGGCCATTGAGGAGCGTTCTCTCAAAATCGCTGAGGCAGAAGCAGAACTCGAGTCCAATAAGGCCTCTCTTCTCGCTCTTCAAAAAGAGCCCCTTCTGCCTGATGGACCCAGAACGGAGTCGGCCGGCCCCTCATCAAACCCAACCAGCCAGAACCTGGTGAAACTTGCCTCTCCCCTTCGTGGAAACCAGCCTCACTCCAGTCTATGGAATTCCCAGCAGCGCACCTCCACGATGGTTCGTTCCATCGCTCCTTTGAGGAGTTCCCCTCTTGCAAACGCAACGCCATGCTTGACACCAACGGTCTCTTCCGTACAGTTGGCAGGGTCTCAAAGACCCGCCCCCCCAGCCGGAAAGAAGAAACGAAAACGTCGCTGGCGGCGAAAGAAGAGGTCAAAGGACTCGAAAACTGGAGCTACCCCCCCCGCGGTGGCGACGCCTGCTACGACTCCCTTGTAAGTCAAGCGAAGCGTCAAGCCCGCGTGTATGAGACACCATCTCTTGTAGAACAAGAGGCCCTCCTTAACAGGGCTCTCGAATGCTACCCCCACACCACCCCTCGCCCGTGCTTCGATTCACTCGATTTCACGGTTGAGGGCCCCTACTCCTTGGCCATCAGAGCCATTTGTGACTATGAGGTCAAGAAGGATGCCACTCCCGGCTACCCCTTCTCCACCTTGGCTAGCGAAAACGGCCAACTCCTGGAAAATTTCTATGGACTGGTTCGTGACGCCGTCCTCGCTCGACTTCAATGCCTTTTGGCACTTGACACAACTAAGGATTACAAACCTCTCGACCTTTTCTCGAAAGGCTGTGTCGGCCTGGTCAGCAATTTTATAAAGATGGAAGCCCACGGAGAGAAGAAATTTACTTCTCTCCGATGGAGGATGATCAATGGTCGTGATCTCACGGATCAGATCATAGCCCGTCTT